CAGCCGCAAGACAAGGCACAAACCTTGGCGGCATATCTGCTGTAGTCCCGATACCAGAGGACACCCCTGATATGCCCTTCAGCCTGTAGTAGGCCAGAGTGTATGTGCTGACATCAGGAACGGGCCACAGAGTGACCACAACCTGTGTTGCCTGTCGGTCTACATAAATCTGGTTAGGACGGCCCTGAGTGTTCTTTGAGCCTTGTTGAGCATACGTTGAAACGCTAATACGAGAGACGTTAGTGTCGAGTTGAGATGTGCCACTCCCCGTCCTAATTTGATGCTCAATGAGATCAATAGTATCTGTAGGCATCGTGTAAGATGCCGTACCTGCCGTAAGAGCCTGTGTACCAGCTTCAATAGTCCAGAGGTTAAGTCCACGGTTCTGCCACTCCAGTGTTAACAGGTTGAGACTTCTTCGGGCTGTTTTGAGATCATACCCCGTAGTCATTTGAAGACCGGCTCTCTCAAAGGCCTCTTCAAATATTTCAGGAAGATCAGGCGTCACCACTGACATTAGCTAGTTCTCCTGTGCGCTCTGGTCTTAGCGGCAATCTTTTTGGGCTGCTTTGAGAATTGCTTCCCTGCTTTCTTAGCTTTCCGCTTTGCCCTAGTCGTTGCCGCATACTCCTTCGACGAAAGTGACTTGATTGCACTAGTCGGTAGATATCTTTCCCCGGTAGCTTTTGGACCCTGAGTGGACGGCTTCCCACTTTTTGTCCTCCACTTTTGCTTTGTCCAAGACTTTAGACTTCTCTGTGATTTCTTTAGAGGCATCAGTCCCTCGACTTCCGTATTTCTTTTAGAGTCTCCTGTATAGTAACATCTTTTCTCGCATTTGGATCATATTTGCACTGATACTCGTTTGGCACAAAATCCAGATACTCAAAAAACTGCGACTCAATAGTGTTGTTGGCCCCTCTAAATACGCAAACCAGCTTCCTATCATCTAGCTTTTCACATTTTACCTTACGGCATGTTACCATTTGTTCTGCCTGTGCAGTATGAGATTTCAACAGCAGCACAAAGGCCGTCAAAACGGCTATACCGGCACCGATCATGATAATCCATGCCACAATCTCTACGAACTTTCTCCTGCGCTCCCTTTGACGATAAAGGGTTTCCTGTCTGCGCTTACGAATTTGCCCTTCCATACGAACAAGCTCATCCCACTTGGACTTGCCCATCGTAAGGCTGATCCACTGTTGTAGCTCGTAGCGTTGCTGTTGGGCTTTTTTCTTGGCCGCAAAGGCGGCAACGGCCTCTTGCTCAACGCTTTGACCGCCGAAAAGTTTCTTAAATATAGGGGGGTTTTTGGCCTCTTTTTCGGCCTGATCTAGGTCAGATAAAGCGCCCATCCAGCGCGAAAGATCTGACGCCATGGATTCTATATCACGCCCAATAGCAAAACCCTTCTTGAGGGCTGAAAACGCCGCAGAGGCAGCTGCCATGGTTGATACTGGATCCATCAATATACCTTCGTGTTTTCGTCTACCATTTTAGGCAGACAATAAGCCGTTATCGCCTGCCCCTGTTTATGAAGTTTTTGTGCGTACCATACGCAATCATTCAAATCCCTAAAGTACAAGTCGTTACTAACTAGGCGCTTATCTTCCCCCAGCCCTAAAAATACAAACAGGAGGAAGGCGTGTTGCATGCCTAATCGCGGTAACCGCCTCCTGCTTTTTTGTAGGCAGATGCAAGCATTTGCGCTTTACGAGCCGACCATTGCCCCGGAGCGCCGCCCTTGCCACCGGCCTTAATTCTGTTAAAAATCCGCTTACGCATACCCGGCTTGGTGTAATTGCCAGCCTCATTTACCTTCGACTTTGTCTTGCCCCCGTCCTTCATGGCCAAGGCCTTGCCCTTCCTTGTGTACGAGCCTTTGCCCTTTTTGGGCTTAACAACCTTGGGCTTGAACTTAGATTGACCAAGCTGCTTGGCCATGGGGTTCTTGACCTTGCCGCCACCAGACATCGCTACTGGCTTTTTCCTGCTTGCACACAGGTTTTTTGCCGCTCTCATCTCACACTCCTAACCTACGCTCTTTTGTTGGCCTTACGGGCCGTTTTAGTTCGTCTGAAGGATCTGTTCTTTGATGCCGGTACCGCTCTTAGGTTCGACATCCTGTTGTCCATAGGGTTGCCGTTTCTGTGAGAAACATCCTTCCCATCACCTCTTTTCACCTTTCCGGCTGCAATCATGCGGTTCCGGGCAGTGTTACGCGAGGCTCGACGCTTCTTCTGCTTACTAGACGACTGGTACTTTTTGTACTCTGAGCCGTAATGACGAGGCATCAGATCATGCGTCCCTTGGTTTTGCCCTTAGAAGCAATCCCATCAATCGGACGGCTCCGCTTGACGGCACCGCCCATGCTCATCCTGTCGGCTCCGGCCATGCCAGTTGCCTTCATTGCATCTGAGCCAGCCTCTTTTTTCTTCTTCTTGTCGGCTTGGTTGGCCATCATTCCAAGAATGCCCATACCTTTGCCGCCACGAACCATCTCACCAATCGGACCCTTGCCTTTGGCAATGCTGTAGGCTGGGGAGAACGTCTCTAAGAAACCACCTATATTCTTCTTGGTGGCCTTGCGAACATTTTTCATGCCGAGCAACTTCTGGCCTGCCCGCGGTATGGGCTTAATAGTTTTGATGTTGTTGCCCTTTTTGGTTTTGTAAGTCGGCATCCTATTTCCCCTTAACTGTTGCTGCATGGAAGCTCGCGAGATTGTCATCGTAGCTCCTTCCTGTGAACTCTTCCCACATTGGTTTCAACATGCTGTGTAGCTCATCGATCTTCTGACTGTTGTCATCAATCTTTACGGACATGACGGCGACATTCTTGTCTACGTCAATCAAAGTGGATGATATCCACGTCACACCAGTTGCACACATGCCGACAATCGATACAAACAACGTCCCGGCTATGAAGTTAGTATTCAGCATTTCCATCTCTTCCTAGCCTGACGAAGCCTGCTATTTGGGTTTTTCGCTGCTTTTGGGAACTTCTTCATTTGCCCAGCGGAGCGAGCGCAAAATGATTTGCGTCTTTTGGCGGCTGCGCTGCCCTTCTTGACCTTGCCGGTAACCGCTGTTTTGAGCTTGCTTCCGGGGTTGGCTCTTCTGTAGGCGGCAACGCCCTTTTTGGTCATCCCCGCCCCAGATTTAGTGGGGCGGAAATTACCTGATTTCACAGATGTCTTGATTGGGGTTTCTTTTTTTCTAGGCATAGCCCACCCCTATGACAAGAACACCGTAACGCTGGAGCAAGCAGTCAGATCAAGATAGACATCAGTCTCAAACAGGATGCCGTTATCGGGAATATTTACCGAAAACGTATCAGATGTCCCAAAGGACACATCCAGCTTAGTGGTGCCGCTGGAGCCTCCATCTTTAAGGACAATCTGAGGACTGCCTGAACCGGCTGTCTTGACTTGGATCTGACGCACACGAATGCGGCCAGTGAACACCGTAGCGTCAGCCGTTTTGGTTACCGCGAATACATCAGACATCGCCATTACAGCCTCCTATATTAGCTGTCAGCGAACGGTGTAGCCTCGGTGCCGGTGCCTACGAGCATGGCCTGAACAAGGTACACGTTGTCTTTTACAGCCGTGACCTCAACGTAAGACCCTTTGTCGCCACCTGTTGTGCCGCCGTTCATCGAAATGACATCGTTTGATGCAGCGGGTACAAAGCTGGAGTTGGTGCCGTCTGCCACATTGATTACCGTTGCAGAGCCAACAAACTTGTCCGTTCCATCTGTTTTGATGTCACAGTCCGTGCAGTCAGTTTCGATGTAAAAGCGATAAACCGCGCCGAAGTGATTATTTACATTGGGGTCATTATCGCCAGCACTCGCTCCCTTGGAGCCTGATGCAATGGTTGGAAGAGTGATGGCACCGTCAGCGTCGTTGACGGTAATCAGTCGTCCAGCATGATCTGCGAAGGTGAGGGTTGTCTCTGCGGTAATGTCAATTACCGAGTCCGGCCCTGCGGTTATAAAACCACGGCGAGAGCGTACCGGACCTGAAAAGGTTGTATTAGCCATGAGGAACTCCTTGTCTTGGCCAGTGTCAGCGAGATGCTGTCAAGGTTCACATACATTATACAAAAAGAAAAGGCGGCACAGAAGCCGCCTAATCTAAATTTGTACTCTAGTACACTTACGCGCCCGGTGAGCCGTAGATGCCAAGAGGATCGGATACGCCGAAGCTATAACGCTCACGAGCCTTATAGCGGACGTTTCCGGTGTCGAAGTCACCGTCCATCGAAGTAGACATCGGAGTACGGACAAAGTGCTTCATACCATTCGGAACATCCGTGGTGATGAAGAACGCATCCGTATCGGTCAGGTAGTGGTTGACACGATAACCCTCAGGAATCGAGCCATTGCTACGCAGAGCGTTGATGTCGTTATCGGCGGTGCCGGTCCGCAGATCAGTTTGCAGCAAGCGAGTTGCGACAAACATCAGTGCAGGCGGAACGACGAGCTTACGAGGACGAGCAGCAATCAACAGACCACGCTCGTCAACGAACGCAGCAATATTGATTACGGCATCTTCCAGAGAAGTCTCGTTCAGGTCCACAGCCGTAGTCGGACGGTTTGAGTTGTTGCCACCTTGCACGGTTGGGTGAGCCGTGTTGAACAGGGTTACGCCATCGCCCGACTGGAACGTGGAGAAACCAGTGTTCAGCAGAGAAGCTGCCTTAACCTGCTTGGTGTACGCCATGGCCCGTGCGAGGGCCTTGGTATAACGAGCCGAAAGAGCATCGTAGAGGTTGTCTTCCATAGCTTCTTCGGTCACCGAGAAGCCCATTGCAACCGTTTCGTGGTTGTAACGAGCGGTGAACGACTCCTGTGCGGAATCGAAGCTAATGGCAGAGCCTTCTGGCTTAACCGGCGCTGCGCCGAAACCAGACAGCTTAACCTCTTCCTCAAAGCTACGCTCTGAGTTTTCGGTTTCGTAGATCTCCGCATGCTCGTTCTCGTACTTTTCGTACTCAAGTCCGAACAGTGCATTAAGACCGGGAAGTAGCTCTTTCAGGAGTTGTGCGCGTGTAATAGCCATTTTCTACTCCTTACGCCGAGCCAGTGGTGGATGTGTGCTGATGGTAATTAAACTTACACACCAGAATCGGGAAAGACGTACCTTTCTCGTCGCCCTGATCACCGCCCAGATAATCAATAACCCGAATCGGATTCTGAGCATCTGTGCTGAGTTCAGAGATGTCCAACGCCACGCGGCTGACTTTCAGCGAGGTGTTAGGAGCAGTTTGGACGAGAAGAGTGTTCTTGCCGTAGATATCACCAGTATTAGTCGGCGCACCATCCGCTTGGATAGTGAACAGAACATTCGGATCATCTACAACATACGCCATGATATCATCGGCTGCTGTGCTTGCCGGATATAGCTGGCTGAACGTCTTTTGATTAGTGTTCGGATCTGTGTACGAACACCCAAGGAAGATACCAACGATATCGATCTCAGTCGAATCATCGCCAGTGCCGGACTGCTTTTCGATTGTGGTGGCCGTACCACCGTCAACCAGATGAACGATATCCCCTGTGGCAATCGCCGTGCCGTATCCCGATGCAATCGGGTACTGGCGGAAAGCCTCAAGAGAACCGCTGTCAAGGCGGCCAATCGGGCGCAGACCGAAGGGAGCGGCTACTGAAGACATTTATCTCTCCTTCTATCTAGCCATTTTACAACAGCAAGCGCCCACTAGGGTCACTTGCCAAACGAAGTTTTCGTAGACCTTTCTGGTGCCAGAACAGGCATACGAGCGTCGGATTGGCGCAGGAAGTTGTTGTCAACAGACTCGATTTGAGACGAGTTCATGTCGTCATGCGCTTCCCTACGCGATTCCACATATTCGGTTGAGTTCTCGCAAAGTAGCAATCCTCCAACCTCAACATTACCTTCAAATCGGGAGTCGATATCAGGCAACACTTGCAGTTCAGGATGATCCTCTGCCTTCACAGGCGTCCAGCCCTCACGAAACTTAGACGAGACGTTGGTCATGTCGCTCTCACCGAGAGTTGAGGTGCGAACCCAACGGTATGCAACACCGTCACGAGGTTCGGGGTCAGGCAACATAGTCGGTCTGGTCCAGCTTTTTTTGCGTTCTGTGGTTTCACGAGATTCCGTAGAACGAGGCTTACGATTGGACATTTGAGGACTCCTTCAAGAGTTGCGCCGCATATTGCTCTGGGGTTACTCCAAGCCTCTTGGCGAGGGAGACTTGGGTTGAGGTTAGCTGCACTCTGCGTGGTTTTTTGGCACTCCGACTTGCGGGGGCAACCACGGTACCAGTTTGACGGGCAGGTGCTTCCTCAACTTCTTGCCCACCAAACTTGTCTGGAAACCGCTGACGCATGGACTCGTCAATGCGGCTGTAATACTCATCTGCCTGAGTTTGCGGGTTGATGCCGTTCTTGACAAGAGACTCATGCACCCCGAATGCAAACCCGGTCATTTCCGTGTCCTCGCCGAACCAAGAATTTTCGGCGGCCCATTGCTTGGTTCGATCATCCGGTTCCGCCACCTTGGGCTTTGCCGCGATATTTTCTGGAAGCTGTTCGACTTCCTGAACCTTGGGCTTGTAGGACTGGACCCTAAACTTTTCATTTTGAAGAGAGGTCAGCTTCTCTTGTGCCTCAATCAGCTTATCTGGGTCGCCGATTTCGTAGGCCTCTTTGTAAGCTGCCTTTGCCTTATCAAGCTCGGCCTCAACGCGGCCTTTGGCTTGCTCGACAAGAACGCCCTCACCCTCTGCAAGGGTTTTCTTGAGACGCTGGTTCTCTTCATGCACCTTCTGTGCGTAGGTTACCGCCTCTTCCTGAAGCCGTGAGGCCTCTTCTTTGCGGCGGCGCTCTTCATGAAACTCATACTTTAGCTGCTTGATGCGCTTCTGCACATTCTCGCCATAGCTAGAGATTTCATCGTCTTCTGGGACATTGGCTTCAGCGTCTTCAGAACGGCGAGGCCTTTCCTTGTCCTCTTCGGGCGTGTCATCAATAATCTCTAGCTCAAAGCCAGAGTCATCAACTGCCTCGAAGTTTTCTTCTTGCTCAACGTCTTTTTGCGCTGGTTTGTTCATGCTCTTGCATATCCTCTTGGGTCATCGACAACCGCTTCCACGGTGTCATCGTTGATAAGACGGAACTCTTCTTTGTCGATCTTAAATCTTGTCCCAGAGTAAGACCGGAAGATTACGAAATCGCCCTCTTTGCAGTATGGGCCGTGAGGGAACTTGTCGGTGTCGCCATAAGCATCAGGCCCCACCTTTACGACGAACCCAATAACGGATGCCGTCTGTTCCGCTGATTTCAGTTTATCTGGCATGTAGATGCCTGATTCCGTTTTTTCTTGAACCTCAAGTGGCTTTATTAAGAGTTTGTAGCCGGACGGTGCCGGTATTTTGGATGCGACCTCTTGGGTCGATACGTTAGCAGAATACATCTGTCTTCCTTGCAGTGATTAAGGTTCACAGTACCTTGCAGGGCTTGCCCCGTAAGTCTCCACAAAAACAATATACCCCACAAAATCCGGGGATGGAAGTCTTAGTCGGATTCGATCCTTTGTTGCGAATCCAAAACATCACGTTCAATAAGCGCAAGGGCCTCAACTTTGCCCACGAGGCGAATATACTCCTCATAGTTTTCGCATCCGCCACCGGCCATATGGTCAGCGATATCATTCAAATACCCCCTGATCCTTTGCCTGATTGCCTCAAGCTCATTCATTAGCATCTATCTCCCTAGCTATTTCACGGCCAAGCTCAATACCATCCTTGATATCTGATCGCTTTGCCTTGTCGAGTTCCGTCGCGATTTGGACGCCAAGTCTGGCACCGTCACGCTTCTCCTCGGATTCTATGCGCTCCTTTTGGACTTCGATATTGCCCATCTTGGTCTGCATATCGGTTTGCAGTTTAGCAATGTCAATTTGCTTTTTATGCTCAAACTCAGCTTCTTTCAACGACATTTCGCGCTGCTGAATTTGTGTGAGCGGATCTTGCTGCTGCTGCATTGCCCGTTGCTGTGCGACCTCTGCCTGATCTTTGCGTAGCAGCTTTTCAGCCGCCTGCGCCGCCAGACGTGAGATTTCAAGCTCGACATCCTCCGGCAAAGGCTTCTCTTCATCCGGCATGGCCACGCCGAGTTGCTTCTCAATCTCTTTGCGATACTGGAAGGCGACATGCTCTGTGATGTGCGCGGCAAGCGAAGCCTGTATCGCTCCGGCAAATGGGCTTTGCCCAACAATTTCTTGCAACTTTGGATCTTGCGCCGCCGCGAGGTGGACCTTTATGTGAGCCTCATGGTCCTGATACTTGAACGCTTTGACTGGCTCCTGCTTGAGGATGGCCATGTTTTCTGTGACCGGGTCCGCTGGCTTGATGTCATCAGGCAGCTTGATAATCTCATCTGCGTCCTTGATGCCAAGAACCTCCAGCATCTGGCGGTGTAGCCTCCCCATGTCGTAGAGATTGGGCGCTTGCTGCGCTAACTGCATCGCTGCCTGATACTGGACCACACGCTGAGACATGGTGGCCGCATTCGGGTCTGACACGGGAATGACATCCACACGGGCATCAAAATCGGAACGGCGGTCAAACTCGCCCTCCATTTCGTAGGCGTATTCGGCAGGCATGTAATCACGGATGATCTTTGCCAGAAGACGAAGCTCTGTCTTCAAGGAGGCGTGAAGGCGCGCCTGAACACCAGACATCACCTTCATGCTGCGCTCCATCAGAGCGAGCGTCGTGCCTACCGGGGCTTGCGGGTTGAGGTTTCCAACTTGTACGTCAGCAACGGAGCCAATCCGTCTCCCCTCTTCCACGATGTTTCCGAGAAGCTGATATAGAACCGATGAGGGTTCCTTGTAAGGAAGGAATGCAATCGAGTCCCGAATAGCACCACCCGGTACGTCCACGTCGCGGAACTCACCCGGCATGAGAGGCGAATCGTCACCCTTAATACGAAGGCCGCGAGCTTTAAGGCCAGCCGGGAGGTTGCTGAGTGTGCCAGCGTCAATGAGTTGACGAAGAATACTAGTGGCGCTCTTAGCAAGACCACCAATAAGATGAATAAGACCCGTTCCATAGAACCCAAGGCCCGGTAGGTATCTATAGTGAACAAAGTGCGGTCTTTTACGCTTTTTATTATCGTCCTCATACCAGTTTCTCCTGACAGAGAGGACCGTAAGTGACGACTTATCGATGGTCACCACATACGGGCGCGCTATTCCATCAGGGTCATCAAACGGCTCCGGCAAGTCAAGATCAACGTGCATCTCAAGGATTGTGTGACGATCATCATCTTCCAAGACGGCCGTTTCGCCATCTATCTCGTCATACTTTTCCTGAATGTCGGAGTAGTCAGGCTCAGGATCTGGAAGGTCAACATCGACGTAAAAACCATTGACCTGAAGCTCAATGATCTCGTTGGGCGTCTTTTTCATCACATGCGTGTAACGAGGGCATGTCATGAGGTCCGATGCGCCATAGGAGACAACAAAGTCTTCCGCAGGCACGAACATCGCGCACGGGCGATCCATCAACGGATCAAAGTAAACCTTCTTGAAAGCGGAACCGGCAAGCGGCAACCGGAACAGCATATGCTCGGTTTCGTCGCGATACTCGGTCATCTCCTCTGTGAGAAGATAATTCATCTCTGTTTCTACACGCTCGGCCTGCTCGTTCTTCTCCTGATCACGTTTACCCATGATCTTTGTGCGAACGGGGCCGGATGCCGGGAAGATCTCCCCCATGGCCTGAGCTTGGAAACGTACAACTGCCTCGGTCAGCACCGGATGGAACACGCCAGCAGCACCCTGCCAAGGCTGTGTGCGTTCTTCGATTTTCATTCCAAGGAGGTCAAGGCCCTTCACATAGCTGCGCGCCCAGTCTTTTCGGGATTGCCGGTCCGCAACAAAATCATCCACAAGTTCGGATGCCAGCGCCTCAAGATCAGCGTCTTCCATGAACTCGGCAAGATTGGCGTCGTGTTCCGGCCCCATGAGGTCTGATGCCGTCTCGCCAGTGAAGTCAATCACAAGGCCTTCATCTTCTGTTGTTATGGCTACGGCGTCCGGGTTCACAACCTCGACTTGTACCTCTTCCGTGTTACCGGGGTCCGCGTCTGTGGGCGTCATTTGCTTTTCTACAGCCATGGCAGGTTCCTTCAGTTATACTTTTCCATAATAACAGATTGCCTACCCTCAGGGGAGCCGTCGATTACCTCAAACACTTTCCACCCTATAGATTCGTACTCTCGTACTTTTTTAGGGGTTACAAATCTCAAGACCAACTCAGATCGATAGCCCTTAATAGTATTCAACAGGCCTTCTGTAGATTGGTTCGTCATCCCAGTCATCCATAACACTCCTGATCCAGCCGCCCTGCCTAAACCTTAGGAGGGCCTGAGTTGTGGAGTCCACCAAGTCATCATGTTCTCCCGCTGGGAACGCAGCGCACTCTTCAATCACCTCTTCGGCCCATCTGGTTGGAGGTGTCCAGACAACACCAGAAGCAAATAAATCGCTCACTGCGTTCACCCTCGCTATCTTATCTTGTCCGCGGGAAGGTGTAAACTCGGTGACGGGGATGCCCATCGCCCTAAGCTCAAAAATGAGCGGAGATCCGGCAGCTTTAGCCTCGACGATCATCTGATCCGGCTCGTATTCCCAATATTTTTCGTATGCAGCACGTTTTAGCTCTGGAAACTCCAGCTTTTCCTTGTACGCATCCAGCAAAATCAAGTTCGGCACCGTTTCACCCTGATCATTTGGGTGATTGAACACGCCCCATGTCGTGCAGGCGCTGTAATCGGCCCTCTGGGTCTTCAAAAACGCTGTATCCCAGCTTTGAATGATGGCCTCACACGGTGGCGGACTCTCATACTCCCATTCTCGCCACCATTCCCGCTTAATTAACGCACCCTCTTCCGATGTCGGGTCTTGCTGGTACTGCGCCGACCATTTCGACACCGGAAGTTCGGCCTTCAGAGCCTCTAGCTGCTCTTTGGGCCAGAACTCCGGCCACAGAGGGTCGCCCGATGGCATGATTGCGGGTAGTTCTATGACCTCCCACTCATCAGCGCCCTCTCTTTGGGTGGCAGATTTGATGATTTGCCCGGTCAGGTCCCGTGTTGACCACCGTGTCATCACGACAATGATGGCTCCCCCCGGTTGTAATCGCTGACGAGGTCCAGATGTGTACCACTCGTAGACCTTGTCATAGACTTCGGGGCTGTATGCGCCTATAGCGGCGTCCTGCTCCGAGTGTGGATCGTCAATAATCAGGACATCAGCGCCCTTACCAGTCACGGCACCGCCTACACCGATAGCGAAGTAGTCACCCTTCTTGTTTGTGTTCCAGCGACCAGCGGCTTTAGAGTCGGATGAAAGCTCAATACCGGGGAAGATCTCTTGGAAGTCGTTTTGGTCGATGAGGTTACGCACCTTACGGCCAAAGCCAACAGCCAGTTCCGCAGTGTGTGCGGTCTGAATGACTTTCTTTTCGGGATATTTGCCAAGAAACCACGCCGGAAAGAGGTACGAGGCAAACTCAGACTTGGTATGACGAGGCGGCATGTTAATGATCAGGCGCTTCAGCTTCCCGCTCGCCACACGCTCAAACGCATCGGCCATGGTCTGATGATGTCTTCCGCCGATAAACGCAGGCCAGACCCTGTTCACAAACGCAAGGAAGTCGTCTCTGGAGTTTTCCAGAGCCTTTGCTTCTTCCAATTCGACGAGAAGTTTTAGTATTTCCTGCTTCTGATCAGGCGGCAGCGTATTGATCTTGCCCTTTATGGCTCTCAGTGAGTTCATGTAAGCTGATCATCCCCCATGTAGCTCCCGTGACGGCGGGGGAGCCGAAAGGAAAACTCTACCCCGCCGGAGACACCGGGAGACTGTGTGTCTCTCTAGTATCCTATAGTAACCATATATCTTTAACTAGGTATGTATATATTATATAATACTAGTAACTATAGGATACATAGCTACTAGGGAGGCGGTAGCGCAAAATATGTACCCCGCCGCGCAGGATTCCTACGGCACTTTCCTGAAAAGTACCCCAGTACAAATACCAATCCTCCTCCTGTCAGAAAAACAAGGGGGAGGGGGGACCTGTATGAATATCTGTAGGGGGTTCATAGGATGTGTGGAACATCATGTATACAGCGTGACCAGCGACCGGCCGCTCAAGGGGGTCGGGGGTGGGTGGGGTCTGCGTTATGACAGTAATCAAAGGCACCCGCGGCACCGTCGATCAGCCAAGCAGGTCCGCCAGCCGACGCTGAATGTCCGCCTCGATTTCGTGGGCAGCCCGTGGCGCGTCACCAGCCGCCTGCTGGTTGTCCAGTTCGAACAGGCCGCATGATCTGCCCAGCTGGGTCAGTGCCGCCACCCGTGCGCTGTCACTGCCTGCTTCGAGGGCCTCACGCTTCAGCTGATCTGTCACCCAATTTTTGAGCCTGTCCTCGTCTGTCTGCCTTCGTGCGGTGGTTTCCGCAACTATGGCATCGATCCTTGCTTTAACCTTGCTATTCGACGCCAGACGGCAAGCAGCCTCCCACTTGGTCTTTTCTGACCCGTTGGGCATGTATCCAGCATCCCTGTAGGCGTCTGTCAGCATAGAACCCTTTGCCACTAACTGGGCGAAATGTTCCTGCTTGCTGGTGAGCTTTCCCCCTATGTCTGACACTATGCTCAGGTGAGGGTGTTTATCTGTGTCTTTATCCATACTGTTTCCCTATAGAGGTGCCGCCATTCTGCGCTTCGCTTGGTCGGGCTTTTTGGATTTGTCCCATGGTGCAAATGGTATCACCGGCAGCGGATATCTACCAGACTATCGTCTGTTCCTGTTTCGTTCCTTGTTAACCCATATGCGGTTAACACGCCAATGTTCTTGCTTTGTTCATGCCGTTTAATCGCGTTTTAAGCGCCACTGAGCGGTTTTGGGTGCTTTTGGTAGGGATCATACACGGCACTCGTCTAAACGGCGTCCTGAAGGAAAATAGCTTTTGTCAATTCAAATAACGCAATTTATTGCCAATAATTTGACACTGGCCGTGCAGCCCCAATGGACACCTATATATGCAGTTTCGACCTAGTGGGGCTGTTGCATAAATGTCACAAATAAGACCCAATAAGAAAAAAAATGTACCATAGGACAAATAAGGGTTGTTTTGTCCTGTAGTGCTGATATCAAGGGCTTTCCGCTACTGCGTGATGCAGATAGCGAGGGGGGCCACCCCTGTCAGCCTCGGATTGGCAACGCCTACGGTAGGTCGGTAATCACCCCGGCCCTCGCGCGACACGTCTGATACGCCGATAAAGAGCGTCAAGTTGCTGGCCTTTCCATTCTGGTCAGTTTCTGTACGGCGCTCAACAATATGTCAGTTACATCTTTCGGCGTCGCGTTGCGGGGTTGGGGCTGGGCTGGCAGAGACTATTGCGCGGTGGTGGCTGCCGCGCACCTGTCGCCGGGGGTTGGTACCCCGGCCTGATGAGATACCGCGAAACAGGAGACTGCCGAATGACTGCATCATACGCTGACAAGACCGACGCTCAAATCCGCCACGACAAGATCGCCGAGCTGCTCCGCATCTTTTGGATTTGCAATGATGCCGACACCGACGGCCGCTGGGGCTGGACGAGGCCGCAAATGGCCTACACCGTCTGCAACCCGGTGATGAAGGCCGTCAGGGCCATGCTGCATGCCGACTTCTACATCTTCGACAACGCTGACGACCTGATCGAACAGGTTGTCGAACACCTCATGGACAACGTGGCTTGCACCGGGCCTCAGGTCACCGAGGCTGTCCGGCTTGCCGAGTACAAGTTGAGCCTGACCGACACCGACATCAGCGTGGTTGACGACATCGTGTCGAATGCCACCGGCTACTACCTTCAAACTGGCGAATAGGAGATTGCCACATGTATTCAGCAAACGGCCTCAAGGCTGGTTCAGACAAGATCACGCTTTATCCGCTCAAGCCCACACTGAAGGCGCTGGGCGAATACATCGCCAAGCATGACGCCAAGTTTGGCTATGACAACGTCATGTATGCCATCTACAAGGGCCGCAAATTCCATGCGTACTACACGCTGGAAGGCGGCAAGCTGGTCAAGCAAGGCACCCTGCGCCTGACCGAATACCACGCGATCTAATCGCTGGGGGCCACGGCCCCCGTGTCTACGCCTGACGCTGGCGTACTGATGAGCCGATAGCACGGCGAAACACGCAACATGTCTGGGAGACATCAAATGCCTAAAAACACTTACGCGACTTTCACCCTTGCCGACGCCAACATCAACGCCATCGGCTCCGCTCAAAAACGTATCGACAACCTCAAGGGTGATGTCGATGCAGCCAAGGATGAGGCCAACAGCCTCAAGCTCGACCAGTATTGCCAGCTTGTCTCTGGCATTGCTGCCATCAAGCTGACCAAGGGCAACTTGCCCACCGATGTTAGCTCGGCGATCAAGGGTGAGCTTGAGGACCTTGGCAACATGAAGGCCAGCATCGCCAACAAGAAACTGAAGAACGCTGTCGGCGCGCGCCGCGTGTTCAAGATCAATGGCGACAATATCACGCCTGAGATGGTCGCCAGCGTCTTCGAGGACAACGACATCACGTCAGAGGCCAAGCTGATCAAGGCTGTGGCTGGCGACGATGCCAAGAGCGCCGTCGATTTGCTGATCGAAAAGGTGATCGGCAGGCCGTCCACCAAGAAGGATGACGATGGCAACCGCGTGACTGGTGACGCATGGCTCGACCCGAAATGGTCCGGCAACGCCGACCCTGATGGCAAGCCTGAGCTTACCGATGAAGACATTGAGTTCTTCAAGGCCAAGCTCGACGACGCCATTGCAGCCCGTGCCAAGTTCAAGGCCAATGCCGCCGACACTGCCGCGGCAAACGCTCAGGTCGTCAGTGACGACGCTGACGCAAACGAAATGCTCGACCAGCTTTAGGCTGGTCGGGACTACCACCACACCACAACAAAGATCGGGAGATCAGCATGAAGGTTTTTGATTTTACGAATGGCCGCAAGGGCAAGCTGCTCGGCGACACAAAGAAGATCAACTCGTCGTCGGGCTGGTTCGTCAAAAAGGGCGACGACCTTTTCAAGGTCGAGCTTGCCAAGAAGCGAGACATCCCCGCCAAGGCTGGCGAAAGGGAAGGCGTCTCATGGAAATGGGCCTCCGGCGCAACCCAATGGTTTGGCAAGGAAGACGTTCCCTTCACGCCTGAGCAATTCGGCGTCGAGGCCATCTGCTTCTGCACCGGCCGCTGGAAGACCTTCGGCATAATCGGCAGCGGCAATGAAGAGTGGACGTGGGAGTGGACGGTGCTTGGCACCAGCGAATGGAACCGCTCCGCTTGCAAGAGCGGCATCCTCAAGGCCACCAAACAAAAGGCATCGGATGTATGCCAATAAGGGGCGGGGCTTCGGCCCCCTCCTCATTCTTTAATTTGTACGAGGGTACAGATACGGCAATCACTGCCACCAACCAACACGCAACATGGGAGATACCAATGCGTCTTATTCAAGCCCGGACCATCATCGAGCATTCGTTCCAGAGCCAGATCGACTACCGCATGAACGGCGGCTCAAAGCCCATCATCGTCATCATGGAAGGCGACCCCGGCATTGCCAAGACTGCCACCGTTGAGCAGATCAAGGCGGCCCTTGAGATCGATCTGCTTTGCTTCTCACTGGCACAGTATGACGTTGCCGAGGTGGCCGGTTGGGTTGTCTCGACAGACGATGGCATGACCCGCCTTCGCCCTGACTGGTTCCCGGTCAATACGCCGGAGATGCAGGCCAAGGCTGACGCCGGACAGATCGTGGGCGCGATCTTCATGGACGAGATCAAGAACGCCACCGTAGCTGGCATGAACCTTGCTGCCCAGCTTACTGACGAGTTCCGCATCGGCAAGCACCACTTGCCTGATGGCTGGGTCATCGTCGCTGCATCCAACAAGGACAGCAACCGCGCCGGTACCAACCGCATGCCGACACATCTGCGTGACCGCTTCATGACCATTGAGGTCGAGGCTGACGTGGACGACTTCGTTGCATATGCCAACGCCAACGACTTCGACCCGCTGATCACCGGCTTCATCCGCTCACGCCCTGAGCTTCTGTCTAAGTTCGAGCGTGACGCGCTGGCATGCCCGTCACCCCGCGGCTGGGACAAGACCAACACGATCCTGTCGTGGGGCCTTGACCCTGTCCTCGAATTGGCCGCCATCGGCTGTCAGATCGGCGAGGGTGTTGCAGCGGAGTTCGCTGGCTATCGTCGCATCGCTGGCTCTGTTGTCGAGCCTCGCGAGGTGTTCGCTTCGCCATCGACGGCGCGGGTGCCTGAGGACCCGGCAGCCTGCTACGCCATGGCATCGGCTCTGGCCTATCATGCAAGTGTCGATAACTTTGGCGCGATCCTGACCTACCTGTCACGCTTCCATCATCGGGAGTTCGCGGTGGTCTGCGTCAAGGATGCTTGCGCGCGCAACCCAGAACTGAAGACAAGCCCCAAGACGCGGCCTGTCCTCAAGGACTTCCTTGTGAAGCACGGCTCTGACCTGATGAAGGATTGGGAAGACGCCTAGACACAACGGGGGCAGCATGGCTGCCCCCACAACACCGGGAGATACGACATGAATACAGAGACCAAAGTGGCACGGGCTAAGACCCGCATGATCTGGGACCAGCCGTTCTATGGCTGCTTCGCCATGAACACGCCTTTCATCCGCGACGACGAGCAGCCCACCATGTGTACCAATGCACAATGGATCAAATGGAATGGCGACTTTGTCGATGGCAACAGCGATCACGAGAACGTCTTCACGATTGCCCATGAGATTTCGCACATTGCCTTGCTGCACTGTTTGATCAAGACCATTGACGGCCAGCCTGTCGATAAAGAGCTTCTCAACATGGCAACCGACTTTGTGATCAACGGCCAGTTGATTGAGGCACAGGTCGGCCGCATGCCAGAGGGTGGCCTGCACGACCCCAAGTACAGCGGCTGGACGTGGAAAGAGGTCTATCGCGATCTTGAACAGCAGAGCGAGAGTGATCGACCCAAGCCGCAAACATGGGGCGGCGACATCAGCGCACCCAAGGATGCAGACGGCAACGACGCTGGCCCTGAGCAGATCAAGCAAATGTCTGCTGAGATCAATGGTCGCTTGATGCAGGCTGCCTCTGCTGCCAAGGCTGTCGGCAAGCTGCCCGGTGCTATCGCCGAGGTGGTCGAGAAGCTCCGCAGGCCCAAGGTTGACTACACCGACGTGCTGCGCCGCTTCATGGGTGGCGATCAGCCCGATGACTACACGTTCCGCAAGCCCAACAAGCATGCGTGGCACGAGCAGGGCGTGTACTTGCCGACCCTTCAGAACGACGGCATCGGTGACATTGCCATGCTGTTCGACTGCTCTGGCTCAATGTCCACGCCTGAGCTTGAGCAGGGCCTTGCCGAGGTCAAGTCTCTGGTCGAGGACTTCGCCCCACGCTCTGTAACTGTCGTTCAGTTCGACAGCAAGGTGCAGAAGGTGGATACTTTCGAGAATGGTGACTTTGTCAGCAAGATCGAATTTACCGGCCGCGGCGGCACCCGTGTCGAGCCAGCGTTCAAGCACCTCGACCGTGAAGATATCGCGTATGATCAGATCATCGTGTTCAGCGACATGGGGATCAGTGACTACCCCGACATCGTGCCGGACGTGCCGGTGCTTTGGGTATCTACCACCAGCCGGGCGTCAGCCCTCGCATCGGAGCCGCCATTTGGCGAGATCACATACATTGAGGAGGCCGCTTAGGCGGCCCCTCTAATTCGCACCATCGTACAAATCGGGAGAATGAAATGACATTCAACTTCAATGTCGAGCGGCACAAGCTGCTCCAGAAGGTTCGCGTCTTGCTATCCGCTGAGAAAGAGGCGTGGCGCACGTTCTTGTCAGCCGAGGCTATCGGCCACATCACAAGTGAGGGCCGGTACTCAATGAAGGGCGACAAGGATGTACTCGACGAGCTTGATGCTTTCCAGAACAAGATCAACTACCTGATGACAGGTCGTGACTTGTGGATGGCAACGGGCAAGCTGGAAGAAACAGCCGACACTATACGCAGGCTTCGCCGCATGGCGCGTAGTGTGGAAGAGTACGCCCCTATCCCCAAGCACAAGCGTGAGGCTGAGACATACGCAACCCATGCGCTCAATCGCGCGTTCCCCACAATCGGCACCGCCGCCCACGTCCGCGGGTCCGGCAGTCTCGACGTGGATGGTCCGCATTCGGTTTATTCAACCAGCAGGATGCACGTCAATGTGCCTGTAAGCTGGTTCAAAAATGTCGGGGATCTTGGATTGGCCATTATCAAGGCTGGACAAGGATACCGCTTCATCATGAACGCATCGGAAGAGACCGTGCCGTGGGTTGCTGAAGAGGGCTTCCGCGCATATCGCGTCCATGCCGTGAAGGTAAGGGGCAAGAAGGCGTCCGCTGAAGATGCGTGGGTGGTTGTCACTGACCATACCAACTCAACGTGGGAAACGCCCCTTGTTGATATGACCACCCGCAAGGTCGCTATCCCGCATGGGTACAACACCAGCCTGCGTAGGGCTGTGGCCCTTGTTCGTAACCGGACTTTCAACAGACTAGAAGAAATGCTGGACGCTATCGAAGCTGTCAA